CCTTTGGCGTTCTCTCTGCTGCATTTGGTTGGTTCTTCCGTGTGGTTTGGGAAGCTCAGCAAGAGCTACAGCGCGACCTTAGAGATTTAGAAAAAGGTTTGCCTCATGCCTATGTTCTAAAGCCAGACTATGAAAAAGACATCGGCGACATAAAAAGTATGCTTGGTAAGATCTTTGACAAGCTAGATCACAAGCAGGACAAGTGATGGATGATAAAGCTCATGAGATTGCGCTTCTAAAAGCTCAGGCAAGAATTAAACTTGAAGAGCTAAAGGCGCAGGACTCTGCTAAAGAGGTTGCTGGCAAAGCGATTGGCGAAGATGGGCTTTTATATATTTTCTTGATTGTTCTTGTAGGTGTCGGAGCATCAGTCTTTTTAGAAGGCGAAAAAATTGCTGCTGTTATGGGTCTTCTTGGCGCTTCACTTACTGCACTTATTCAAATGCTGAATGGGATAGCAGGCACTGCCGCAAAGCAGGAAAAGCCTGAGTTTGAAGTTATCAAAGACCTTATCCATCGTTTAGACAAATTAGACCGTGTTGAGCCTATGCAAGTAGACGTTCAGGGTTCCAAAGTGACGGTTAAAAAAGGCTCGGATCAAATCACAACATCATGATGACCCTCCTTTCTTCTTTGCTTTCGTTCCTTGCTGGCGGTGTCCCGCGTTTGCTTGATATTTGGCAGGACTCCAAGGACAAGGCTCACGAACTCCAGCTTGCACAGCTCCAGATGCAGCGTGAGCTAGAGATGGCAAAAGAGGGCTTTGCGGCTCAGCAAAGGGTTGAGGAGATCCGCACAGAGCAAGTCCAGATACAAGCTCAAGCCGAGGAAATGAAAGCGCTCTATGCCCACGATATAGCCCTTGGTGAGGGTGTTTCGCAGTGGGTTAAGAACCTTCGCGCTCTTGTTAGACCAGTGATTACTTATGGCATGTTTGCGCTACTGGTCTTTGTAGATGTTGCAGGTTTTTGGTACGCGTGGACAATGAACGTACCGTTTGATCAAATGCTCAATCAGCTCTGGGATGATGAGACGCAGCAGATCTGGGCTGCAATCATTGCATTCCACTTTGGGAGCCGCGCATTTGCAAAGTAGTACCCTCAGTATGCTCAAGCATCACGAGGGCGTAAGGCTTAGACCCTACCGATGCCCTGCAAGACTTTGGACGATAGGCGTAGGGCATGTTATCGACCCATCACACATAAGGGTGAAGTTTGAAGAGAGACTCTCTTTACCGATCCCGAGCGGATGGGATCGTACGCTCACGATGGCAGAAGTCGATGAGATTCTTTACAAGGATCTGCTGGCGTTTGAGGCTGGCGTACGCAGATTATGTTCTACTGGTCTTACTCCTAATCGCGCTGATGCACTCACCAGCTTTGGGTTTAATGTTGGATTAGGAAACTTACAGCGCTCGACTATCAGGATGCGACACAATCGAGGCGATTACGAGGGCGCGGCCGAAGCTTTTATGATGTGGACGAAAGCCGCAGGTAAAGAAATGCCTGGGTTAGTGAAAAGAAGGCGCGACGAGGCTAGACTTTATGCAAGCGGATGAGAGCGTTTTTAACCATGTCTCCAACGCTCTCACCGTGATGTTTTGCGATCTGCTCGATTAGCGGTAGCCGCCGAGTCTTAGGCTTCGATAAAAGCCAGTGAGCCCAATCCTCGATGACCAGCGGCATAACTTTTTCATAAGCTGCCGAAATTTCCTGTCGATCACTGCTCTTGACTTCCTTGATGATCGAAAGCCAGTTCTCCGAGGCTCCAGGCTCGAAATGCTTTATGTTTTTCGATGGTGTCCTCGCACTCTGTTGAGGGCGGCTTCCAGCCGTACTGTCGCCAGATTTCCTCGACGGGTTTGAATGTGCGCGGGGTTCTTTGCTCGGCAATTAACTCTCTCCAACTCATCCTAATTTCCTTTGCATTGTGTCAACTTCCTGTAAAAAAGTCATTACGTCTTTTTCTAGATCTTCAATGTCTTTGCGCTCTGGTTGAAACCGCACAATAAACAACTGAAGATGCTCGGGCAACCGTGGATCAAACGATACAAAATCAACCCACTCTCTACCGGTACAGGCAAGCTGAGCAAGCATCTGGTGTTTGTGCTCGGAAGGTGGTTCGCCCTTCATCATCCAGCCTAAATGCGTGGAGGTTTTCGGACATTTGATTTCGAGTAAACCATCCGTCCAGACCAGACCATCAGGCGACGCTGCAAACGACTTAATCGTCGGATGATTGACAATAGCAACCTGCTCGACCCAGATGCCCGTTTTAATCTCGTATGCGGCTCTTGCAAGCGGTTCATTTGCAGTTCCCCATTCCATATAAGCATTTGTATAAGACTCGATTGGTGAGCCTGTAAGGCGCTCTGTAATGATGTCGGCTATGTAGTCGGCTCGCGCAGCCGTACCTTTCTTTGCTCTAGCGGCGGAGACACGGGAAGCTGTCACCTTCCCGAGCCGAGCAAGTTTCCATTCCTCGGTTCCCTGCTCCATCAGAACGGTACCTCTTCATCGTTATCTATTTCTGCTTTAGGTCTGCCGCTTAACATCTGCATTTGATCAGCAACGATCTCGGTGGTGTACTTATCGTTACCGTTTTTGTCTGTCCACTTTCGTGTTTCGATACGACCTTCGACGTAAACCTGGGAGCCCTTCTTAACGTACTTATCGACAATCTCGCCTAGCTTTCCCCAGAAAACAATGCGATGCCATTCTGTTTTTTCCTGGCGGCTACCGTCTTGCTGCTTCCAGGAATGTTTGGTTGCTAGCGTCAAGGTACAAACAGCAACCCCCGCATCCGTGTATTTGATCTCTGGATCTTTTCCTGCGTTACCAATGATGATCGCTTTATTCACTGAACCCATAACTTGCCTCTTTCAAATAAAAAACCGATTGTTTTGCGGTGGGCTTCTTCCCACATCGCTTCTTTTTCCTGCTTATTCATACGGTGCCCTTGGTCTATAGCCATGTGACACCGATAACACAAGGCGGCTATCCTGTAGTCATGAGCCTTTATCCCTTTACCTTTCCCGTCGCGTAACTGGTTGCTGTGCGCGGCAACCACGGTGCCATCCTCCGCTCCGCACAACACGCACTCAAACTCACGAACGGTTTCCAATAGTTTCTGGTTTCTAAACAAGTTTCATCTCCGCTCTGTTAGATGCTTCCTGAGACCTCCAGACCTCGATGTGAGCCTGGGCTGAGATCATCTTCCATCTTAGAGCTTCTTCTTGCTCTACGGCTTTTTTAAGCTCTTTTAGAAGCTCTTGGTAATCCTCATGCGCGTAAGCATCACGCTCTTGAGCTGCGACCGAACCTTCCATGTCTTGCATCAACAGAGCCTTTTTTACCTTGCGGAATTCTTCAAGATAAACCCGCTCTGCCTTTGCTTTTGCAATCAGCTCGGAATGTTTATAAATGAACTCAACTGCTTTATTCGGAGTCATATTTGTTTTTTCTTTTTAGCATTTCTTCAGCTACCAAATAAGCTTTTTTTGCTGCATCCGAATAAATTACATCTGTGTCATCATCATCACAAAAACCACCTCCGTTGTACAAATCAACGGAATTTTTGTACGTTGCTATAAGCGCTTGACCAGCAAAGTAATCGCGTAAAGTGATGCCGCTTGGCAACGTCAAGCCTTTTGTGTTTTTTTTCATTGTCCTATTCCTAATGCTGTTTTACGTTGATCTTTAACCTTGATGATCTGTTTCTGAAGGTTAGGATAATCCTTGTATTCGTTGTAATACTTCTCATACACATCTTTTAAGGTCTCTTTGCTAGCTGCCGCGATTAGCATTAGTTTTTCTGTGAACTCTGGAGTTTCTGCTTTGACTTCATGTGTGGTTGCGTCGGCATCGTTATCGCCTTCAGTTGGTATGCAGAACGCTTGGAAAGCTGCGTACTTGTAAGCTGCCGACATAGCTTTGTTAGTAGCCTTATCGCCAGAGTCCATAGCTTCACCAAACGTCTTAACCGTGTGCTTGGTTCCGTCATGCGAAGAGACAAAATCAAACTCAGCCTCAACCACAACATAAAACAGCGAAGATCCGCTTTTGCCCATGCGCTCAGACACTTCCCGGCGCATAACCCGAGGCAAAATTACAAGACCGTGTTTGCTGATGATCGGAGCTAGTGCGTTGTAAACATCATCAATGCCACGAAAGTTGTAAGACTGCTGATCATTCTTGCGGTCTTTAGAGATTCCATGCTGGCAAAGATCGGCCGATACTTTTGCGATTAAGTTGTAGACGTTCATTTTTACCTCACGAACAGAAACATCAGGAGACCGTAAAACATCCCTAACGCTACGAAAGCCATCCATTCTATTTTCCTCATGATTATTTCCTGTAAGGGGGCCAAAGCCCCGGTGATTAAATTTCAATCCAAGCTAGTGTGCTTTTTGCTTTTTCTATTGCTTCATTCCAGTTGGCTACCCAAGTAAAAGAAAAAGTATCAATGTCCTTGGCTTTAGGCTGTCCTGCATACCCTCTCGCAAAACAAAACGAATTTTTATCCCTAGTGATTTTCATCCAGTTGCTCTGGCTGCGAACATATCTGACGTTGCGCTGAAGTTTGCACTTTGTAATAACCATTGCATCCATTGCCACTTGGCGACGTACTTCAAGTTCTTCGTGTGCTGTTGTCATGTGTTTCTCCGTTATTTATTGCGTGAAAGTGATGTTATACATGTCCCTAAATAAGTCATTAGCCAGCAGACAAAAGGCAGAGACAAGCAGATGAGCGGTAAATCACCGACGCAACGGTCACTGGAAAAGCTACGGTCTGAAGGCTATCTTTGCCAGATTGTTGAGCGCTGGAACCCTCACGCCAGGATCAGGCAAGATCTATTTGGCATAGGCGACATACTGGCGATCAGGGAAGGTGAGACGCTCTTAGTACAGACCACAAGCCGAGGTAATGTTGCTGCAAGGGTGACAAAGATCCAAGAGTCAGAGCATCTGTCTGCGATCTTGGCCGCAGGGTGGAAGATCACCGTTCACGGATGGGGAAAGCTAAAAGCAGGATGGACTTGCAAGATTGTGGATTTCTGAATACGATTGTTGAGTAGTACGCAAAGGCTAGGGTAGCTCCCGAAAAGCGGTCTCATCACCCGCCTGCCCTTTGCACCATCAGTGATGACAACCTTTGATGAGAGGTGATTATGGCGAAGTCTTATCGCAGCCAATATCTCGATCCGAGATGGCAAAAAAAACGTCTTGAAGTTTTCCAGGCTAATGATTTTTTATGCAGCGTCTGTAAGAGCGGTGAGAAAACATTGCACGTTCATCACAAGCAATACATATCTAACCGCGATGTATGGGATTACGAAAATGAGCAGCTAGCTTGCCTGTGCGAGACCTGCCATAAAGTTTTCCACGACAGCAGTGACTTATTAAACGAAATTATCTCAAGGCTTCCTGACGAGCCAGCATTTAGAAATGAAACGGCTTTTTTGATTGCTGGCTTCCAGGCCGTAAGCGTTTGTTTACCCGAAGACAATCCAAACGCAAAACTTGTATACGAGCTAGGTAAAAGCGCAAGACAATTCTTTTATGCGGCTTGGAATTTTTATCTGAATAAAGAAGAAGGGAAAGCTAAATGAAAAGGCCTTCCTTTCAGTTTTATCCGGCAGATTGGCTAAGAGATACAGGCCTTAGATCTTGTTCTACCGGAGCCCGAGGGCTTTGGATTGACATGATTTGCTTCATGCACGAAGGTAAACCTTATGGTCACCTTAAGGTTGGCGATAAGGTTATCCTTCCCGATAACCTTGCCCGTATGGTTGGTGAGACCATTGAGGTTGTTAACGCTTGGCTTAACGAATTAAAGGTTGCTGGCGTTTATGACGTTGCCGAAGATGGTTCTATATGCTCACGGCGCATGATTCGTGATGAAAATCTTAGAGAAATCAGGGCTTTAGGCGGAAAGAAGGGTGGTAATCCAGCTCTTGTTTCTAAGGGCAAGGTTAACCTTGAGGATAACCATGAGGTTATAAAAGAGGTTAAACAAAAACCAACCCCTTCATCTTCTTCTTCATCTTCATCTTCTAATAAGATTAAAAACATTATTGTCGAGAAGCCAGAAGGTGTTTCCGATGTTCTCTGGAGGTCTTACAAAGAGCTGCGAAAACAGAAAAGGGCTCCGCTTACAACCGCAGCATTTGAAGGCTTAAAAAGAGAGGCTAAGTCGGCCGGCATGACTATTGCTGAGGTCTTTCAGATTTCATGCGAAAGGGGATGGGCCGGATTTAAGGCTGAGTGGATAACTGACGACATAAGAAAAGACAATCACTACAAGAATGCTATTGATGTCATCTTTGGCAATAAGCGAGAGATCGACATTACACCCCACCAAGATCTGCTGGAGGGCTAATGGACATTCAAGTGATTGAGATCATCTTTAAGAAGATGGCGCTTACCTATGGCAAGGCTTTCGTAGATCAGTACAGAGACGTTCAGATCCAAGAAGTCATGCAAAACTGGGCTAAAGAATTGTCTGGTTTTAGACCACATGAGATTGCTTACGGTCTTGAATGCCTGCCGGATAGGCCGCCGAACGTCATACAGTTTCGCGCCGTTTGTCGGATGGCACCGCCGCCTATCGTGAAAATGCTTGCCGCTCCGATTGATAAAGAGCGAGGATTGCAAGAGATCAGCAAACTTAAATCACTGATGAGGCGAGCATGAAAGACGAGAAAGTAGACCAAACCATCAAGAAAGCGGTTAAGGCTGGCAAATGGCCGTTTCCTGCGTTTGTAGGTAACAAATGGGTTAAGCCTAAAAAGATTAAGCCTGAGCCTATTCCTTTTGAACCAGCTCCGTTTTGAGGTAACTATGAAAGAACATCACGAATTAGTAAGTCAGTTAGCAAAGCCAGGGCAAGAAATCATAGACGAGCTAACACCTATGCAGGCTTACGCATTACACATGGCGATAGGCGTATCTGGTGAGGCTGGCGAGCTTTTAGACACGATCAAGAAGTTTGCGATCTACCAGAAACCGTTGGACTTCACGAACCTCGTAGAAGAGCTAGGCGACATTGAGTTTTATCTACAAGGGATTCGGCAAGCATTCTGCATAGACCGCGAAGACGTTCTGCAAGCGAACATAGAGAAACTCAGAAAGCGTTACGGCCAGACGTACACAAATGCAGCGGCAATTGCGAGGGCTGACAAATGAAAAGCCGAGGTGAAATCGTAAGAGAGCTGGTCAAAGACCCGTCACTCAGGGTTACAGATATTGCAAAGCAGACTGGTTACAACAAGGGTCACGTCTCAAGATTACGCAAGCAAGCAACTAAGAAAGAATGGATTTCACTGACGGATCAGGAGATTGAAGATCTAAGTTATCTGTCCCAGAAAATCGACGAAAGTAATGCACCCTGGTTTGACCGCTGTGGTTTTGCCCGAATCATTGAAGCCAAGCTAAAGGAAAAAAACGCATGAACCAGCAAGAAGTGTTAATGCTTGCAAAGACAATGGGTGTGATGATCTCTGGTCGGCCTGAGTTTGAGCAATCGGTTGCGAGGTTTGGCAAGCGAATCATCAAGCGCTTTAGACCGCTAACTAAAACCCAGAATATTTACTTGGACGCGCTGGCCGAGCCTAAGTCACTGCAAAACTTAGCCGATCAATTTGGCTGCACACCACAGAACGCGCTCAAGATGATTAGGGCATTAGAAGCCCGCAAGCTGATCTCGAAAGAGAAACTATTCAAGCAGCACGTTGGAGCATGGTCTTACTACTACCAAAGAAAATCATGAGCGGCGATCACAACATGAGTGATTCCATCAAATGGAAATCAACGATGACCGATGGTCAGTCAAAGGTTCTTGCTTACCTGAAGAAACGTAAGACACCGGCGACTCTGAAACAGGTTCAGTTGCAGGTGAAAACGGACAAAAGATCTTGCGACAGAAATCTTAGGAACTTGACCAGAAAAGGCTACCTAAAAACAAAGGTAATCGTAAATGTGTTAGGGAAAGAACGTGTTTACGAGTTTGTAACCGACAAGGTTGAAGAAAAACCCGTGGTCAAAGAAAAGCCCAAGTTTCACAAAAGCAGAGTCACCGTAGAAGCAAAGTTTTATAACAACCCGTTTAACATAGGACAATGACATGAAAATAGAAGCAAAAATGCAGGATCACGACTGGGTAAACGTCTACTACGCGCATGACATCATGATCGTGCCGCACTACAACAAGAAAAAAACGTTCGTTCTTCCTGGCGGTCGTGAGATAAAAGAACAGACGCTTATCGACAAGGGTTACAAACAAGCGACTTCTTATTTGTGGCCGAGGCCGGCGTGAAAACTTACATAGCTGGCGAATCCAATTGGCGAACGCCGGACGATGAAATACCGCCGCGCGGAGTAAAGATGCTTTTGCTTAACGCTGGTGGTGTTTGCGTGATCGGAACGTGGACTGACTGGGCTGTGGCATGGGCTCCGCTGCCCAAAGTTCCTGAGCACATAAAAACGATTCTTATGTCAAAGCATTTGAAAGGAATGCCATGATTTCAGAGATAAAACGAGACGAGATAATTAGGATGGCAAAGATTGCCAAACTACCAACCTATTTCAAGACAGGTGAGCCAGTAAATCTAAAAGAGCTGGAGGATTTCGCTGAGCTTGTAAGGTTCAACGTAGGAGAAGCGAGGCTCAATCACTGTATTGAGCTTTTAGAGAAACGTGGTCACAAAGATGCAGCAGACTTACTAAGGGGCGAGGGATGATTCCATTTACTTTTCCAACGGCAAGACGCACAGACCCGCTGACCTCACACATGGCGGCAATCGACGCAAGGTTTAAGGCTAGCAACCACAGGCGCACTGCCTTGCTTGCCCTACTTGAACACGGCAACCTAACCGACTACGAACTGGCAGATAAAACCGGCTTGCAGCAAAACAGCATCGGAAAGCGCAGGAAAGACTGTCAGGATGCAGGACTGGTGACGCACTACCGAGACGATGATGGTAATAAGGTAAAGCGACCAGCACCGTCTGGAAGCAAGGCTTATGTGTGGATGCTGACCGACCGTGGCGAAGAGTTAGCAAAACAAATCAAGAGGGAATTATGAAAGAGCAAGCAAGGCAAGCATTCCTAAACTCGCTGACAGAAAACCTCAGTGACTTCGACAAACTTATGATTCAGATCGACGAGATATGCGATATGGCCGAGGATCTGTCGCTGAGAGCGAAACAGTTAGCCGACGAAGCAGAAGAACAGCTTAGGAGGTTGAGAGGTGAGTGAGTGGGACTCTGTGAAAGGCATCGTGGAGCCCTGGAGAAGGCTTACAGTCGAAGAAATGAAGGCTGTCGGTAGAAATCTACTTACCAAGCAAAACGAGGCTGAGATGCTGATCTACGCGACCCGAATTGAGGCGTACATCATGGCATTGAATTCGTCAAGAAGTGGGAGTAAACTCAAAAAGTGACTCCTTCCCCTGGTTGCCCTCCCCGCGAGGGCTTTTTTTGGAGCGCTTATGTCAATAAGGCTTAAATTTAAAGAAGAGCCGGTAACCACTGGCGCTTTCATCATGTGCCTGCTGCATGGAGTCACAAACGCGCACATTCTCCACTTGCAAAGCCAAAGCTACGCTCAGCACAAAGCCCTGGGCTCTTTTTACGAGGATCTTGGCGACTTGGTGGATTCTGTGGTTGAGCAATGGCAAGGGCTAAACGGGAAGCTGATTAGCTACCCTGTCGAGTACAGACCACCACAACAAACGCCAAAGGCTGAGTTGGAGTACATGCTTGGCTACGTCAAAGACTACCGAGCAGTCATGGGCTCAGACTCGGCCATACAAAACAGCATTGACGAGATTGAAGCGCTGATGCAATCAACACTATACAAACTCACATTCCTAAAATGAGAATTGAAAAGGCTTTGGAACATCTAGCCAACGAGAAAGACTTCATCTTCCAAGCAATACACAATCAAGATGATGTGCCTTACTCGCTTTACTGTCTTTTCAACGCACTCATGGAGCGTGAAGAACTGGAGTCAATCACAAGGCATATGACTCGCAAAGAATCGAATCTATTCCTAGACCTCGCCACATACTCATGCCAAGAACGCCCAAGCAGACAACCTGCCGGGAGTTAGGTTGCTCCAACCCCAAGGTCAACAACTCTACATTTTGCGGCATCCACGGAGGTGCCCTATCTGAAGATCGCAAGTCATTTAACAGGCTTTACAACAGCAAGCAATGGAAGCAATTCAGACAGATCCAACTGTCTAAGCATCCGATCTGCGCTCGCTGCCAAAACCTGGGGAAAATAGCGCCGGCTCACCACGTTGACCACATCTTCCCGCATAAGATGGACAGGGAAAAGTGGATGGGCAACCGATTCCAATCTTTGTGCCACGATTGCCACTCAATCAAAACAAACCTAGAAAAGAAGGGCGAAATCCACGATTATGTGGAGCAAAAGGTTTACACGGAGTAAAAAAATATTTTTTCCCGGCCAAAAAAATTTCCGGGCCTGACTTTCCGCCGGCCGGCCGGAAAAAGTTTGGAACATTTCCCAGAATTTTTTTTCAAAATTTTTTTTTAAGCAGCTGGGATCAGAACTGAAACCGACGAACGGTCGATTTTGGGGGATGGGACTGACCAGCGGCAAATTCTGGCCGACGAACGGTCGATCGGCACAGGATCGCGGCACGAACGGCAAAAGGGCATGATAAGCGCACCCGAGCGGCCGGTAAACCCGGATCGGCGGACCGAAAGGCGGATTTTGGGCGATGAACGGCATTTTGGCGCGACTATTCCAAAGTCGGCGGCTGACTGCTAAGGGCATAAGCCAAAGCCCCGGATTCAGTATTGAAAAGCGCCACCACAGGCAGCGGCTCGCCGTCGATGATCCACTGCGCCACCCATTGACCGCGAGCGTTAACGTATAAGCGCACTGCGCCACAATCCCTTTTGATCAGCATAAAAACCCCTATAAAAGCCCGAAGGCATGACCGGCCAATGCGGCCACGAAAATGCTCAGGCAATCCCTAAGCGCTTTCGTAGGCGCAGGCAAGCGCAACCCAGCGCAAGCAAGCGCAGGGCAAGCGCAAGTAACCGGTAACCCTGGGTTACACCATGGGTTACAGGCACAAAAAAAGCCCCGAAGGGCTTTCGCTAAAGCTTAATTTTCATAGCAAAACCTCATAGACTAAAAAAAATGGCGCAGGCAAGCGCCACACCAAAAACAAAAGCCACAAGCCAATCAAGCCACATGATTAGCAGACTTTCCGTGTGCGACAATCGCGATTGATACGCTTTCGGGCTTTAGTGCGCCGTCACATGCGCCACAATCAACGCACTGGCGACGATTGCCGCCTTCAGGGCTTGCAGGACATGCGATCTCATGTTTAAGCGCTGGCGCTTGCATGACTGGGATAACCCGAAATGTGCGCCAGCCCATACTCCGGGCTAAATCGCGATCTATAGCACTATCAGCGCTTGCCATGCACAATTCCCTATGCGCTTGCGCCCAAGCTTGCTTCCATTGGTGACTGTAACCGGTCCAACCCTTGGCAAAGGGCAGTATCGCTAACCATGCTTCGATATCGATCATTGCCGGATCGCCATAAGCGCCAAGTCGGACCATGCGATCGCGCAAAAGCCCAGCGCCTAAGCTTGGGTTATTCGAATAATCAGGGTACGAGCCACGCGTGAAAGCTTTATAAACTGCGCTAACCGATTTTGAGACATCAACGTAACATGTGCGCTTGCGCGTTGCATCGCCGCGGTGCACACAATCCCCACAAATTGATACATCATCGGCGCTTTTAATTGCATCCATTGGATGCACATCGGCGCGCAATATATAGGTTTGGACCATGTCACCGGTTTTGATGTTTTTGCTTTTGAGTACCGCGATCCCGACAATTGGTGCGCCGTCTACTGGTGAAAAGCCACGATAAAAAATAAACCCTCTAGGTTTTGTCATTTGAATCTCCGTTATTTACTAACCGATGCGGATCGCATCTCTGAGCCCAAACAATGGGCTCGAAGATAAGATCAATACCGAGCCCCATATGCTTGCGGATCGCTATCCAAAGCGCGATTCAAAATTTGATTTTTTACGATGGTATTGCGCTTATTGTTAAAAATAATCGCCCAACGCTCTCCAAAAAGCTCAATTTCAGTTTCCAATAAGATTCGATCCCACAAATGGCGATTGATGCCTATTACATCATGCGATCCCCAGACGCAATCGGTGCATTGGCGCAAGCGCTGATATTGGTAACGTGAAAGCGCGCAGTCTTCATGGACAATTAAGCGCACGGATTTTTTTGGTCCGGTTACGGTGATAATCATTACAGTTTCCCCACATTGGCAAGCGCCTCAGCGCGATAAAAAGATTTATGGGCCATTGCCATACTGTTAAAAAGTATCTCTCCCCAGCGCTTATGATCAATGCCCGAAACATCATGCTTGAGGGTTTCGCACTGGCACTCTTCAATGCCGCATAAATGCCTTTTTAGGCGCTTGTATTGCCCAGCGCTTAAGCTTTCATCGCCGCCTTTGATACGCAAGCGCAGCGGCCCAACGTTATGAAAGCCACCCGAAACTGTAACCAGTGCATCTAACTGATATTCGATTATTGCCATGTGATTCCCCTCACTTGATATTTGGATAAACCGAAAAAACGTAGCCGAGGTTATCTAAGGTATTGCCACATACCCATAGTTGCTTGTCATGCAACTCTGGAGCGTATTTGACCAGCAAAGCTTTAGCGGCTAGTGCGTGGCGCGTCTCAGAATCAGCGCCATATTCAAAGCCCACGCTTGCGGTCCATTTGGTGTTTTTATCAATAGTGCATGTTGCTTTGATACGAGCACCACGGGTATTGGTGGGCCCGACATATTTGGTGTGGATCGCTATTGCCATTTGATTCCCCTATAAAAAAACTAGTCGATTGATTACAACGCGCCAATCCTAATCACAAAACCGACCCACCAAGCGCCACATCGGCGCTTTTTTTATGCCTGCCCGATAACCGGTCGATTTCAGGCCCATAAACGGTCATGCGCTGCCGCTCGAGCCCATCCAAAGCCCACCAAAAGCGCTTTGGCGAGCGTAAACCCTTGATTTCAAACGACAAACCCCGATTTTCGTTATAACCTGCGACAGACGGTCGATTTCAGGGGTTAAAAGGGATCGACGGTCGATTACGGCCGACAGACGGCGAAAATGACTTAAAAATTATAGCGGATAGGGAAGGGCAAGCGCGCGCTCGACTTTCTGCGGTCTAGCTTTTATAGGGGGGCTAAGACAAAATAGGGAATTTCCCTACGCAAGGAGCTGTCATGACTGCGCGAATTCCGGTTGAAGTCCATGCAATTCACGGAACGAGAGGAACGAAGATGGGCAAAAAGCTGCCTGAGCAACTCAAGCAAAGAATTCCTTTTGCTGAGTGGGCGGAAAATCCTGCGGCGTTTAATGCGTCAAAGTTTGTGCAGGAAACGGCTGATTATTTGTACGAGGTTTATGGGATTGGAAGCGCCCAGGATCGGCATACACTCTTAATGCTGGCGGATCAGCTCCAGATTTATGTGAATGCTAGACAGGGAATGCTGACCGAGGACTTAGTGATTTACACGAACAATGGCAAGACGGCTGCGCCTAACCCGCATATTGCAATTGCCAATGCCGCGGTCATTCATGCGATTAAGCTGATGAATGAGTTAGGATTAACACCTAAGTCTAGGTTGGCATCCAACAAGACCGAAAACAAAAAGATAAACGACTTTTTAAGCGGACCTAAATTCGGTACATGAAATTAGACGATGGCATTCAATACGCGGTCAAAGTATGCAAGGGTGAGATAGACGCATGTAGAAACGTCCGTCTCGCCTGCCAGCGGTTTTTAAACCACCTGGAAAACAAAGAATGGGAGTGGGTTTTTGACCCTGGGCCCGTCAAGCACTTCTTAGAGTTCACATCGCTTTGTCGGCATGTGAAAGGTCAGTGGGCAAATAAACCAGTTAGTCTGGAGCCATTCCAGATTCTTATTATTTGCGCGTTGTATGGATTCAGGTTAAAGCGTGACCGATCTAAGCGCATGGTGCAGGATGTCATTGTCTACATCCCTCGTAAGGCCGGGAAGTCAACGCTTACCGCTCTGATTGCTCTTTACGAGCTTGCTTTTGGTGAAGCAGGCGCTGAGGTTTACACGGTAGCAACTAACAGAGACCAAGCGTCAATCGTTTTCACTACCGCCAAGGGTTTTGTCGAAACGCTGCCCCGAGAAGTCTCGACAATGTTTGTCCCTGGGAAATTCACGATAGTGAAGAACGGCGACAGCCAGTCTATGTTCAAAGCTCTCAGCAGGGACACTAAGCGTACGGGTGACGGGCTCAACCCGTCTTGCGCGATTATTGACGAGGCTTCGCAGATCGTAGACAGGAATACGATTGAGGTCTTGCATTCCGGTATGGTCGCACGACAGAACCCACTTAGGTTATATATAACCACAGCAAGTTTTACCCGCGATACCAAATTCTTTGAAGACCTACAGGTTATGGAGCGCATTCTTAACCAGGATGTTCCTGATAACCCAAGATGGTTTGGCCTGCTTTATTCTTTGGATGCAGGCGATGATTGGCGGGACCCTGCGGTCTGGCACAAAGCCAATCCCATGCACAACATCTCGGTTTCGCACGATGCGATTGCCGCTCGATGCGAAGAAGCCAAGATCAAACCGGCAGCGCTCAACGAGTTTCTCTGCAAGACACTGAATGTCTATGTATCTGCCGAAACCGCCTGGGTAGACAGGTCTCACTGGGATGCGTCTGTAGGCTTAACTGATCGACAGCCAGAAGCTGTTTTTATCGGTTTTGACTTGGCAGCGACCCGAGATCTTAATGCGGTCTGTACGCTAAAACGATTTGGCGAAGATGATTACGAGGCTGAGTGGAAGTTTTTCCTGCCTGAAGACGGGTTTGATCTTCTGCCAACTCATTACCAAGATATTTTTCGTCAGGCTATAAACTCTGGTCTCTTGCACATCACGGAAGGAAATGTTATGGACGACCGTGAGATTTCCGAGTATATTATTGGGCAAGGCCAGAAATACGACGTACGCGAAGTCGGCTATGACGCGTACAACGCTGCTGCCCTGGTGGCGCGACTATACGAAGCAGGAATGCCAGTCAAGAAAGTTGGGCAAGGGATGGCGGTGTTAAGTAACCCATCCAAGCATGTAGAAAAGCTCATTCTTGGACGCAAAATTAAACACGATGGCAACCAGTTTTTAGGCCACCAATTGGGAAACTGCGAAGTGTTCACAGATGTGCAAGGCAACATCAAGGTAAAAAAGGCTGGCGTGGACAAACACGCCAAGGTCGATGGAATTATTGCCTTGATTATTGCGATGCACTGCTCACTTGATAACCCTGCCCCTAACGAATCGTACGGATTCAGGGTGTTTTGAGGATAAAAATGGGCATATTCGACAGATTCCGCAAGAAACCAACCCAAAATGAGTCGAATTCGTTGTTCGGCAACACTGTTTTGGGTAATAACGTCATGCTCCGTGGCAAGGGGCAGGGCTACGGATCTAACCAACTTCTTTATGTAACGACCTCTGCTGTCAACGAAGCTGGACGTTCGCTTGACATTACAACGCTTGCCAGAAACTCGACGGTCATGGCTTGCGTCGGAACCAAGGCTAGAGCGCTTGCACAACTGCCGGTAAAGATCATGTCTAGGCAGGCTGATGGTACTTTAGTCGATACACAGACGGAACCTGGGGTTCCCGAGCGTGAAAAGAACCGCGCCAAGTCGATTCTTAACTTGCTTGCTCAGCCTAATAACTTCCAAAGTCAATATGAGTTTTGGTACCAATTCACGATGTGGCATGAGCTGGCAGGTGAGACTTTCGTATTACTCTGGAGAAAAAACGAAGCCGATCCTCAGCAGGTTCCACTTGAAGTCTACGTTCTTGACTCGACGCTGATCGTTCCGCGCATTTCTGAGACGAGATACCCGTTTTACACGCTTACAAGCTCAAGTTACGGGTTTAACAAAGACGAGCCGCTGCAATATTTCCAGGTTATGCACGTTAAGAGCGAGCCCTGGCAGGGTTCTTCGTCTTTCAACCGCTTGCAGGCTGTCGAGCTGATTTCGCTTGATCAAGACATAGATTTATACAGCAATTTTATTATGTTGAATGGAGCTAAGCCTTCTGGCTTGTTCCGTACCGAGCAGGTCATACCCGATTCCAAGTTCAAAGAGATTGCGGCTAGGCTAAAAGAGGCATGGACGAACATGCTTAATAGCCAGCCCTCAGACTTGAGTAAGCCTGGGCAGTCGATGCTATTAGACCAAGGTATGATGTACGAAAGTATTAAGCCCTTGACCTTGCAAGACGTAGACGCACGAGAGCTTAAGAAGCAGACGATGGCGCGGATTGCTGGCTTGTTTGGTGTTCCTCCGGCGATGATCGGCGTGGGTGAGTCTAAGTACAACAACACGCAGACCATGCTCGACGAGTTTTATAAATCGACGATGATGCCGTTCATCACAAACATCGAGCAGAAACTAAAGACGAGCCTTCTTGGTGGTTATCCAAATCTGTATGTGCAGTTTCAGACGCAGGATTTCCTTAAGGGCGCACCACTGGATCAGATGAACTATGTTGTGGCCGGAGTCAAGAATGGCATTCTCACGCCCAACGAAGCTCGGGACTATCTTGGGCTTGATAGCGTGGACGACGGTGATTCTCTGCTTGCTGCCGGTGGCGTTGATAAGTCTATTCCCGGCTCTTCGCCGCAGGATACTGGCGGTGGCGGAAATCTTAAGGTCGTAGGTAAGACCGGACGAGCTGGTAATGCTTAAGGATGTTTTAAAGCGGTTAAAGGAACAGGCTGACAAGAGAAAGCCGAAGCCTAAACCCGAAGATGGGAAAATGAAGGAAAAGGAACCGATACATGGCTAAGCACATTCAATTCTTCACCGAGGCAAAGGTTGAGCTTGGCCGAATGGCTGATGAGGCAACCGGAGAACCTACCGGCGAGATCGAGGCAACCCTGACAACCTGGGGCGCAAGAGAGGGCGTGGACGGGCGCAGATTCTTTTACACGCCAGCAGCTTTTGAGATGTGGCACGAAGGCTGGATGGAAGCCGGCAGGCCGCTTCCGATGTACTTCCAGCACAGCTCAGACATGATGCCCGTGGGCGAGTGGTCAAAATTCGACATCACCGACGAAGGCATGACCGGAACTGGGAAACTGTTCCTAAATACCACCGCAGGATCGGATCTGTACACGATTATGAAAGAATCGCCGCGCATGGTCGGTGGTGTTTCTGTTGGCGCTTATGCTGATGAATACCAGATGGTCGATGAAAACGGCGAGCCAACAGATGATCCTGACAGCTTCTTTCAGATCATGAAGGGCGGATTGGCTGAGGTTTCGATTGTGATGAACCCTAACAATCCTAAAGCCGAAATCTCAAGACTTGAATATTGGATGGACAACAAGCCCAATCCAAGAGTAATCGAGAAGGCACTGCGTGATGCAGGGCTTTCAAGAAAGGATGCAACCGCTGCATCTGCTTTGCTGAAACAGATTATTGAACAGCGTGACGCTGAATCTGCCAAGCAACCCGCCAATCCGAGTGAGTCGGACGCAGCGGTGAAACTGTTGGAGGCGCTCCAATACCGTGAGCTGCTGAAGGCAATCGCAACCCGATAAAGGAACTATCATGCTTGAAAAAGTCATTGAAAAACTGGATGCAATCGAAGCATCTAACGCTGCAAAACTCGCTGAGACCGCCGAGGCCGTAAAGACTCAGGTCGAAGAGGCCGTTCAGGCAGTTAAAGCAGAAACCGAGCAGAAACTTGCCGCTCTTGAGGCAAAGATTGCCGCTCCTTCGATTATTCGCCCAATCCACAAGACTGTTCGTGGTGAAGCAAACCGCCGCTTCCGTGATGTGCTTAAAGAGTACATGAAGGGTGGCAATCAGGTTGAGCGCGAAGTAAAGATCTTTGAATCGGTTGATCAGTTTGACGGGTACATTCGTGAAGCATCTGCGCTTACCGGTTCTGGTTACGACGTTGGTGGCCGTACCGCTTACGATCCCGTGTTTGCCGCTAAGCGTCTTGGCAATCCGATGATGGATCTTTCCCGTATCGTTGCAACTGACGGTTCAGCCTATCAGTTTCGCGTGAAGACCGGCAACGCTGGCGCTCAATGGGGCTATACGGTGCAAAATAACGGCGCATCTACGACTGAAGCAACGTCGATTTGGCAGGTGATCCTCAAAGACTTGAACGCACAGTTCCCAATCCGTACTGCTGCGCTCGACGATATTGACGGTCTTGAGCCTAACGTTGTTGACGACATGCTGATGGAATTCCAGCAGGCAATGGCAACCTCGATGATCCAGAACAACGATCAGAGCGGAACCGGAACCTCGGTGTCGACGGGCGGTGCAGACGGTCTGCGCGGTTTGGATCAGTATGCGGGTGCGAATGCAACCTACACGGGCGGCACAGTTTCCACGGCTTCTTTCGGAACCTCGGGAACCGCAACGACCAACGGTCTGCATAACCTTGCAACGTATGACCAGTTGACCACCAACGCAAACACTGTCGGTGCAAATAACATCGTTTACAAAGACGTTGTTAACTTCATCTACAGCCTGCCACAGCAATATTGGACCCCGACCGCTCGCTTCATGATCAACCCAATCTTGTTGCAGGGCATCCGTGGTTTGGTTGACGATCAGAAGCGTCCGATCTACATCGACGGTTTGGCTCGTGACGATGGCATCGTTGGCAAGTTGCTTGGCTTTGATGTGGTGGTCAATAAGTACGTTGACAATCCTTCGCAGCCCACGACCGGCGCGGCAGGTACAACGTCTTACTACCCAATGTACTTTGCTGACTTCCAGCAGTTCCACACCATCGTTATGCGTCTGAGCATGGTTCTGCGTCGCTACGACCAGACTTTGCCTGGAAGCATCACGTTCTACGGCGAGACCCGCGCAGCAACTTCTGTGCGCGATCCTAACGCTGGCGTACGTTATCGCTCGACCGGCACTGCGGCTTAATTTAAGAGGGCGAAAGCCCTCTCCCTCTATGGAGAGACTATGAAACAGGTGATTTTAGAAGGGCTTAAGCAGGCTCTCCACGAGGGCAAAGCCAAGGTGAACCTCGCTGAAGCCTCAGCCCTCACGGGCTCGGGCTCCGGCGTTGGTGGCCGGGTATTTAACGAAGATGTATTTGCAAGTCTGCGTTACTGGAACCCTTTCCGGGTTTACGCTAACCAGACCATGACCGCAGATTCGGATATTCAGTTTGTTGTAAAAACTGGTAACGCGGCTAACGCTACAAACCCTTGGGGCTACACGGTAAACGCTAACAGCGGATCGCCCAACATTGCTACGAGCATTTGGCAGCTTCCGATGCGCGTAATTAGCGCTCAGATGCCTATCCGCGCAGCGGCGATGGATGACATTAACGGTCTGGATGCTGCTTTAGCTGAAGATCTTGCGATGGAATTTAGCCAGATCGAAGCTGCGTCAATGGCGATCAATAATGATCAGGCAGGCTCGACCACCACAAGCACAGGTGCAACCAACGGTCTGCGCGGTCTTAAGATGTACGCAGGAACAGCGGGTTCAACGGCGGCTTATGGCAGCTCAGGAACCGCGATTACTAACGGCATCCATACGCTTAACACGGTTGGCTATACTCATGCCGGCGGCATCGAGTGGGAAAGCCTTGTGGATGTTGCTAACGCTCTTCCAGGGCAGTTTTGGAGAATGCCTGGGACTGCTTGGATGATGCACCCGACCGCATTACAGACTCTGCGTGAATACGCTCATGCCGGCAACTCTTACGCATTAGTTGAAACTGGCGAAAAAGACGAAGGCCCAGGCGTAAACATCATGGGCTGGCCGGTTATTGTCAATCCCTACCTGGACGCTCCTGCTTCCGGCGCTTCTCCCATTTACCTAGCCAACTGGCCTCGGTTTATGTGGATCGTTGATTATTCGGAGATGACGCTGCAACGCATGGAACAGACGCAGCCTGGGACAATCACGATCTACGCTGAAAAGCGTTTGGTCTCGACTGTGCGTGATGTAACCGCTGGCGTTCGTTTGATCGGAACCTAACATGCCAAGTCAGCTACAGGGTAATTTCGGAGCGGGTTCGCGTAACCCGTTCAACTACCAAAAGGTAGTGCAATCAAACCGTGACATTGTTACGCAATGGCTCACGCTCGACGAAATCACCAACCAGCTCAATTTGTTTGCAGATGAGTCACAGGATACTTATCTGGAATCGCTTGAGCTGGCCACGCGCATGGCAATTGAGGACTATTTGGGTGTGCCGATCTGTAACGTGACTTATGAAGTCGGTTACATGATCTCGGGCTTGATGGCAGCTCCGGTTTCACTAGACTTTCCAGAGGTGTCGCAAAACGGCGTAAGGATTAACACCGTTAAGTATTACAACGACCTTAACCCGCCCGTTCTCACGACCATCTCAAGCTCAAACTATTACTACGATCCAACAGGAAACAAGTTGGTTTTGTTTGAGGTTCCCAACAACATCAACACTTACATGACTGCGCCGATGCTGTGCCAATACACCCTTCAGGGTAGCGTCATTGGTCAATATCCTGTGGTCAAGCAAGCCGGTCTTTTGCTTCTCACGCATTTCTACAATAACCGGTCCGCCATCGCTGAGATCCAGCACAAACAACTTCCGTGGGCAATTGACCAGTTGTTGAGACCTTACAAGCCGCTGGTGATGTAATGGTCTTACGCGTCGATCAAATCACGATTAACAATCTGACGTTTGGAGTCACTAATCTTGGTGAACAAACAACGACAGAGACTGCGTGGTTTCAGACTCGCGCAAAAACAAAGTCTGTCCATAACCGTATTAAGACTCTGGAGCGGTTCAGGCAATACGACAACATGATGGACTTTGTCGTCAATTACACGCCTAACATTCGCACAGTCTCGGACGCGCAAGAGGCTTACAGCATTACGTTTAGAGAAAAGTCTTGGAGAATTGCTGAGGTATACGAACACGACGACAGGCAGTGGGTAACGTTAACTTGCTATCGTAACGAACCATCGGTGGCTGTGTAATGGGTCAGAATTCAGCCGTCACCTACGCGCAAGCGATACAAGCGCAATTAAACACGGTTTGTACGCCAACCCCTGTTTATGCGGTCTTTAACCGCAACTTTGCTACTGAGCCGACGTTTGTTACTTGGCAACTTAGAGATGTACATCAGCCCGTTTATACAGGGCCTCAGTCTGTTAAGGGTATAGATCGACCTGTCTTTCAAGCATCAGTCTTCGCACAGCAAATGGCTAATTGCTATGCAAAGGCTCAGCAGATCGTTGACGCATTACACGGCTATCAAGGAACTTTTGGCGGCTTGTTTTTTGTGGCAAAAGTTGATGTTGATTGGCTGTTTCATACATACGATAATGACAACAAGTTACATCAAATCGTTTTAGATTGCACGTTAGACATTCCTTCGTGAGGTGAAAAATGGCTCTTCCTAATAAAGTTTTACCCGGCTTTTCAGCCTCTCTGTATTGCCAGCCGGGGGCGAATCCTACTCCTTTAACCACTGCAAACCTTAGCGTTTACGCTTCTGTTTCGGCTATTGCGGTTTCTGCTCAGCTTGTACCGGTTGAAGCGATTCCTGCTTTTGGTCAGGACGATGCGGTTGCTAACTTTGCTGTCGCTGGTTCGCGTCAGTCTGACAAGATCCCGGTTCAGTCTGCACCAACTTCGATGACTGTTGTGGCAGCATGGAATCCGGCAGACACAAACCTTCTTTTGCTCCGCGCAGATGCTTACAACGGTACGATTGACCGTACGTTTGTAATCTCAGCGACAGACGGCACAAACATCGTTAACTATGCCTTCAATGGCCGTGTTAGTCAGTGGACGATTGATCCAGCCCCTGGCGCAGAAGCTCAGGTTACTTTTACGATTCATCCGCGAGGCAATCAATATGGCTGGTCAAACAACACTTGATGAATTAGTGGCGCTGATGGCGGAATTCAGGGGCGACCTTCATGCAATGGCAAAAGGGCATCCCTTTACCTTACAAGAGGTGGATGCCGCCTTACAGGAGGCCAGCCCCGGCGGTGCCGAAGCAGTCTGTCTTTCTGTGCTGAGGGCTCATGCAAAGAGCGAGTGATGATTTATTGAGTTACCTCATTGCTCAAGCCCAAACCGGAGCTAAGAACTGGTTTGGGTATCCTCAACAGCGTTTGATTAACATCAATCTCTGTCACAAGATAGCAGAGGCTCATGCGCCCGACATGACTCCGGAAGAGGTTGTGAATTACGTCATCAAGCTCAACGATCTTATTTACAAGCGGATTGTTACCAATGGAGTTTGAGGTAAAAGGGCTAAAGGAGCTGGAGAAAACGCTTCTGGACATGCAGCAAGAATTTGGCTCTACTGCGGCCAAAAGATCCTTGGTGCCCGCTCTTAGGAAAGCTGTTGTTCCCGCAAAAGACTACATTAAATCAATTGCGCCTGTAGATACTGGCCGCATGAGGACGACGGTTCGTGCTGGTGCTAAAGTTGCATCCGGCAAAGATAAGAAGAGAAAGTATCTAAACCAAAATACACTTGCTTTTGGTTATGTCGATGTTGGCGTTAAGTATTACGACGAGAAAGGTGAATATCGACCGGCCACAGAGGCTCGTGAATTTGGCACAGCAGATCAAGCGGCCACACCTTTTATACGGCGCGGTTTTCAAACTGCTATACCAAACATGTTAGAAATACTAAGACAAGATCTAGGCACTCATTTAAACAATTGGGCGGCAAAACAAAGGGCGAAAAGATGAAACTACACGAACGTCTGGGCGGTTTCCAGAGAAAAAAATACAAAACAATCCAGTTTAACGGCCACGATTTGGAAGTCTATGTTCCTACTCGCAACGAGATGCAGGAACTTATGGCAAAGATGCGTAAGCCTTCGGATGAAGTTGTTGAGGCCGAGTATCAAGCGCTTTTGCAGTCACTGTGGGAATTCGCGACTCCTAACGATGACGGCATTAAAGTCACTGACGACGATGTCATAGTTCAGGGGTCGAGCATGAAAACCACCGCTCGATACAAAGCCATACAAAAGATGCGCGAGATTGCAATGATTTCGCTTGTCGGGTTTAAGGAGGGCGAAGATTTATTTGCCCTGTCTTATGACGATATTTCTGAAACGCTGTCTGAAGTTGACATCAAGCATCTTGTAGAGCTTGTGCAAAAGACAGTTGATCCCTCTTACGAAGAAACGAAAAAAAACTAACTGGGTCGCTATATCTTCAGATTAGAGCTGCTGCGATATTTAACGGGCAGCGGCCAGAAGTCTTTGATAATCTTGATGTAGCGACCGTAAGAGCGTTAGAATTGATGTGGCGCGACGGCGTAATTGGTGGCAGGCAAAACCTGATGCTAATGTCGCACATGATGGCGATTGTCTGGAATATCGGGTCTTCTTTCTCTCGCAATCCGCAGTCTAAGAAGCCTCAAGAGTTTTTCCCGCATTTGGAGGAATATTTCATACCTCCAAGCAACATGACAAGACAAGAGCGCGATTTTCTAGCATTCACTTCGCTACCAGGATTTCGCAAAGAGTTTCTTGACATCTTAGGGGGAAACAATGGCAGGTAAGATGATCGCCGGTTTACAAGTCGGCCTGGGCCTTGATAGCGCAGAGTTTAAAAAAGGCGCTGACGAAGCCAAGAAGAAAGCTCAAGAGCTAGGCCAAACGCTTGAATCTACCGGCCAGCAAACAAGGTCTTATTCGTCCGCATTGAACGATGCGGCTAATGCGAAAAAGAACTTCCAATATAACCTCAGAAATATTGGTTATCAGGTCCAAGACTTTTCTGTACAGGTTGCTTCCGGAACGTCGGCAGCGCAAGCCTTTACTCAGCAGCTTCCGCAGCTTTTAAGTGGCTTTGGCACATTAGGTGTAGTTCTCGGAAGCCTTGCGGCTGTTGGCATTCCGTTAATTACTGTTGCATTCTCAAGCCTGACAAAAGATGTAAAGACTCTTGAGGACGCGACAAAAGACGCATCAAGTGCGGCTGCTCAATTCGTGGCCGCAAACAATAAAGCTGCGTTATCGCTAAAAGATATTGGCGAAAGTTATTACAGCGACGCTGCGCCAGCTTTAAAGGCTTTGTATCAACAGCTTTACGACATATCAAAGCTAAAGCTCACTAACGAAATCAAAGAGTTCACTAAGGCGCTGACAAATGAATACGCGCCTATATGGAAGTTAGCGCTCCCCGAAATTTTCAAGCCTTTTATGGATTCTCCTATAGAGAAGCTATCTAAGGATCTTGGCGTTTCTCAGCAAGAAGCCAAAAAGCTATTTGAAGAGTTAAGAGCGTTTGACCAAGGTAAGCGCACGTTTGAAGAGCTGCGGGACTTTGTTTTAAGCCTTGCGCTCAACACAAAAGAAGCGACCAAAGAAGGTGCCAAGTTTAGAGAGCAGCTTCTGCAAACATTTACAACAATACAACAAGCTTTAGCTGAAAAAAGCGAAACCCAGAAAAAAGAAGAAAGCGAGGCCGAGAAGAACGCCAAGCGCCAAGCCGAAAGAACCAAGGCTTATATAGATGGGCTGGACGCTCAGATTCGCAAGCTACGCGAAGGCGAAGATGCCGCATTACGATTTGAGGCCGCTAAATATGGTTCAGAAGCCCTGCAAAAAGCCAATGAATTAATTGCTGCAAAACACGCCAAGGAAATAGAAAAGCCTGAGTTTTTAACAGCCATTTTTGGCACAGACGAATCTAGAAAAGACTTTTTGGCCCAAGTGCAGGCTGATATTAAACAGGCCGCTAAAGATCTTGACTACGGCGCGTTATTCCCTAATGCACAGCCATTTGACAAGCCAAAACCTATCGGAAAAGAGCAATCTTATGATGAGATGCTTGCGCTTGCTAGGCGCGAGATTGAGGCATCGCTGACACCGCTAGAAATACTTGGTGAAAAGTTACAGCGAGTCGATCAGTTGCTATCAGAGGGTTTTATCACTGAAGAGCAATACTTCAAGATTGTCAACAAATACTTTGCAGACATGAAGGGTCAGATTGATCCAATGAAGGAATTGTTGGAAGACCTTCGTGACGGGTTTAAGAGTCTTGGCGCTGAAATTGTTGATGCGTTTATGCGCGGTAAGTCAGCCGCCGAAGCTTTCAAAAACTTGGCTAAAAGTTTGTTCCAACGACTTGCTACAAAATCTCTTAATCGTTTCATTGATTCTTTTCTTCCTTCTGGCTCATCTTTTACGGACCTGTTTAAAGCCAGCGGTGGACCGGTTAATAGCAATCAACCTTACATTGTTGGCGAAAAGGGCCCTGAGCTATTTGTACCGAAATCAAGCGGGACGATTGTCCCTAACAACGCGCTAGCGGCCACGGGAGGTAGCGTTGTTTATAACATTCAGGCGATTGACGTTAAATCGTTTGAAGAGCGAATCATGGGCAGCAATCGAGCGGTTTGGGCTGCAAACGCCTACGCTCAGAAATCACTCTCACCGAGAGGTCGAGCATGAGCTTTCAAACAATCTTAGACATTTCTCAGTCTATTACGGTCAATAACCGCAGGATGGTAGGCCAGCAATATTCTCGGTCAGGGCAGGTCAGAACGGCGCAGTATGTAACCGCTGTGCCTTGGGTATTTACAGTCAAGCCTCACTCGTTCTTGTACTACCCGCAAGTGCGCGATGTCATCCAGACCATTGATAACCTAGACAGGCAGACTGCGGCAACTATTACGTTTAGCTCGACAACCCTTTCATGGTTTACAAGCTATCAAGGTGAGCTTACTAGCGGTCAGGCGGCTGCGTTAACGCTTGCCAGTGTGCCTGCTGCTAACGCCACAACAATTTCGGTGGGAAATTTACCCGCTGTTGCAAGCTCGGTCATCGTGTTCAAAGCAGGTGATTTCATTCAGCTTGGAAGCTACCCTTACAAGGTAACCGCTCAGGTTCTTAGGGGCTCGGGATCGACTGTTAGCGTGACCTTGCACAGGCCGGTCATAGGAACGCCATCAACCGGAACTCTGACGGCTGTAGGGTCTGCCTGCACGTTTTCTGTAGTTGCTGAGGTTTGTCCCACTTATACGTTAAACCCCATGACTAACGGCGCATTTGTCGACTGGGATTCTGACTTTGTCTTTAGGGAGAATGTGCAATGAGTACCCCTATGACCGCGCTAAATAGCGCAAGCATTACCCACGGCGAATTTGTAAAACTAGTAACGGCTTCTGCGACCTATACGTTCTGTAATGCGGCTGCTGCAATTACGGTAGGCGGTAATACATTCTCGGGCCTCGGGAGCCTTCTTTCTGTTGGTGCGGTAAACCGAGAAATTAAGGCTACGTCAGTTGATATGGTTATCGGGCTGATAGGCATAGATCCGACTAACGTTAACTTGGTGCTTGGCGCTGACATCAAAGGCTCGACGCTTGAGGTATGGCGTGGATTCTTTGACTCTAACTATCAAATCATTACAAGCCCGTCCACGCAGTTCTTTAAACGCTACCAAGGTATCGTTTCTAACATCAGCTTGACTGAAGATTGGAACGAAAACATCAGAAGCAGAACCGTAACAGCTTCCATCTCTTGCACATCATTTAGAGCGATTTTGGAGAACAAGATTAACGGCATTAGAACGAATGTAAATAGCTGGCTGCAACAATATCCGTCTGATGCAAGTATGAATCGCGTGGCGGCGATTTCAGGGCAGTATTTTGACTTTGGCGCTAGACCTCAAACCGGTTCCCAGGCTTCTCCTGGTTCCGATGTGTCAGTTGGTGTTGAACCAGACGAGCAACGTTTTTTGGATCAAATTGGACGATGAGATACGCGACAAAATACGACATGCCTCACCTAATTGACATGATGAAAGCGTACGCAGAAGAAGCAGGAATAAAAGCTCTTAAGCACAATCAAAACGAAGGCCATGTTCGTTCTTTGTTTTATGAGATGCTAAAAGGGCGCGGCTTTATTTTGGTGGACGATCAGCTACGAGGTTTTTTGGCGGCTTATGTCACTTGTAACTTTTGGAACAGCGCTGTCAAAGAATTACACGAAGTGGCGTGGTGGGTCATGCCGGAGTATCGAGACACATCTATTGGCGGCAGGCTTTGGCTACGGTTCAATAAATTAGCTCAGGACATGCTTGACCAAAAGAGAGTTCAGATTGTCTGCACGAGTCTTATGCCGAGTTCACCAGAGATTGACTACACACGATATAAATTTGCGCCACTGCAAGCGACCTTCTTTCGAGAGTAGATCATGCCAGCATCCATCATCTTAGCCGCCGTTGGTGTTCAATTAACTGGCATCGCATTAGCGGCTGCGACATTTGCAATTAATTTTGCAGTGTCTTATGTAGTCACGAGGGCTTTTGGCAGCAAGCCTTCCCAGGCTCAGGACATGGGCGCTCGGCAGCAAATGCCGCCGGCCAGTAATAACTCAATTCCAGTTGTTTACGGTAGTGCATGGCTAGGCGGAACGTTTGTGGATGCTGTTCTCTCCACAGATCAAAAGACGATGTATTACGTTATCGCTATTTCGTCCATCTCATCTGACGCGTCTGCTACGTTTACCTACGATAGATCTAAGTTTTACTCTGGCGACCGTTTGGTCACTTTTGACAGTACAGATCAGACAAAAGTCATTTCATTGACAGATGGCGATGGAAACGTAGACACCAAAATCAGCGGCAATCTTTATATCAGTCTATACACCTCGACTCAAGCTGGTGTTATTACGGCTGTAAACGGTACGGCCCCTCATGTATTTATGGGCGGCGCAGATATTCCTGCTGCCTTACGTTGGCCTTCATCTGGTAGGCAGATGAATGGCTTGGCGTTTGCCATTGTTAAACTCAACTACAACGCGGACGCTGGCACGACTGGCCTTCAACCCATTACGTTTTATTGCACTCATCTTCCCAAAGGCGGATCTGTCTGCAAGCCGGGAGATGCTTGGTACGACTACATGACCGATGATCGTTATGGCGCAGGCATGACGGGTCTTGTGGATTCCGCAAGTGCTACAGCTCTTAATACTTACTCCGATCAAACCATTACCTATACACCTTCTGGGGGCGGCTCAGCGACTCAAGCTCGATACCGAATTAACGGCGTTGTAGACACAGGTAAACCAGTGTTAGACAACGTCGAAAAGATGCTTGAGTGTTCAGACTCTTGGATGGCATACAACGCGGCTTCTGGGCTTTGGTCGATCATTATCAACAAAGCAGAAAGCTCAACGTTCTCGTTCAATGACTCAAACCTTATCGGTGAGATCAGGGTCTCTGCAATCGACATCAACCAGCAGATCAATCAGATTCAGATTGAATTCCCGTCAAAAGACAATCGAGATCAGCCGGACATGGTTTATATGGAAACCCCGGCAGGTTTACGGTATCCCAACGAACCCGACAACAGACAAACGACAAGCCTAGAGTTTTGCAACAACTCTGTGCAGGCGCAGTATCTTGGAAATCGACGATTAGAGCAGGCAAGAGAAGATTTGATTGTCACGATCACATCTTCGTATCCAGGCATTCAGGTAGACGCTGGCGATGTTGTTGACATCACTAATGCTGATTACGGATGGACGAACAAACTCTTCCGTGTCATGAAGGTGTCGGAGGCGACTGTTGATGACGGCAACCTTGGCGCGACATTAGAGCTTTCGGAATACAACGCCGATGTTTATAACGATGCAAGCATTACCGCGTTTGCTCCTGCGCCAAACTCCAGCCTTCCTTCTCCGACATTCTTTTCTGCGCTGAATGCTCCTGTCCTGGGAGATCTTGCACCTTCTGCTGCTCCGCCGACTTTCTCGGCTACCTGCACGATGCCCACCACGGGACGGGTGACAACCGTTACGCTTTTCTATACATCCAGCGCAACGCCCTCGGCTACTGACTGGAAGGTGATCGGCACTCAGATTTTAAGTAACGGATCTATTTTTGCTAATGGCTCGACGGTTAAGTTTGAGAATCTACAGATCGCTGGCGGCACTTGGTACTTTGCATTTTCGGTAGCGAATGAATCAGCAAAAAGCGTGTTGTCGGCTACAAGCTCTGCGTTCGTGTGGTCCCCCACCGGCATGGCCGGACCTACAGGGCCTAGCGGAGCCACCGGACCTGCGGGAGCCACGGGGCCACAAGGTGATACCGGACCTACGGGCAGCGCAGGGCCTACAGGCGGATCTGGATTGATTGGGATTGCTTTTATCAACGCTTATCTCGTTCAATCCCAGACAGCATCGACACCAACATTTACAACGCCGACATCTGGTTCTGCGGTTCCTGCCGGCTGGTCATCAACAGTTCCGGCGATCTCTATCGGTCAGGTGCTTTGGTATCTCCAGGGTCGATATAACGCCAACGGTGTTACGGTCGACGGAGTGCCGGCTAACTCGACGGCATGGACAGGGCCAATAGCCGCGTCGGTGTTCCAGAGTATTCTGTCCGATAACTATAACGGGCCTATTCCGCCAACATCATCTAGCTATGGGACAGCTGGCTGGTATCTCGATAAAACATCGGGCGGTCTTTATGCGTCAGCAGCTTATCTGCGCGGAGAGATTGCTTCTGGCACTGGTGCAAATCGCATCACAATTAATGGGTCAAACAATCTTGAAGTCCAGGGGTACACCACTTACGGCGGAGCGTTTCCCTGGTTTTCTCTTGGTGTTTCTGGATACGACAATCACATCTTTAAGATTGATGCGGTTAACTACCCTTACTCAGACTCTCCGGTTTATTTCAACGGTGGCGCTAGTGGTCAGTTTACGGCGCAGGTAATTAATGGTGCGGGATCTCCTCTTGTTAAAAGTCTTGGGGTTACAAGTTTTGCTGCTGAGGCTTTGGTTGTATCAAGAACCTCATCGCTGACCAGTGGTAATGCCTCAACCTTTGCAAACGCAAACGGCTACGCAATCAGGATTACCTCTGGCGGTATTGCGTCTAACACTTATTACTTTCCGAATACATCTGCCGGTTTTACGCAGATTCAAAACATCCCAAACAACACCACAACCTTTTTGAGGGGCGACGGTAGTTGGGCTGCTGGTGTAGCCGGACCTACGGGTCCACAGGGCATTCAGGGCCCGCAGGGGATACAAGGCGACCCTGGGCCGCAAGGAAATACCGGGCCTACAGGCCCTGCTTCTACTGTGCCGGGGCCTACGGGTCCGCAGGGAGTTACGGGGCCTACGGGAGCCGCTTCTACCGTTCCTGGACCTACAGGCCCGCAGGGAGCCACAGGCCCAACGGGTGCCACACCGTCGCTACCTGATCCGTGGACGAACGGAATTGCTCTTGCTTCTGGCAAGACTGCAAGCCTGCGCGGGACAACGTTTGCAGATAACTCGTGGGTGTTTACAAATAACTCGGGAAGTTATGCCGCAGGTTCTAACCTTGTTCTTTATACGAGCGGCGCTTCACAGACCTGGACGTTCAATTCAAACGGAAATGCCTACGCCGATGCTGGTTCATGGGTCAATTCTTCAGACAGAAACCTGAAGGAAAACATTCAGGACTACACAGGCGGCTTGCAAAAGGTTTTGCAGCTACAGGCTGTAAGATTCAACTACATTGGGCAAACCGATCCGCACTTGGGATTTATTGCTCAAGATGTGCAGTCAGTTATTCCTGAAGTCGTTTCCCAGATTGAAACCCCGAAAGGAACAAGACTTGGTTTAGCGATGCCCGAGATGATTGCGGTATTGACAAATGCAATCAAAGAGCTAGAGCAAAGGATTGCGGCTTTAGAACAAAAGCCTTAGAATCTAGAAAAGACACGATAGCCGCCCGTTCTGCTGAGAGTGCTTAGCGAACGTTAGTTTACCGAGCGAGGGAATATGGCTATTTTCAACAAGAATACGCTGACACAAGTTAGCGGATTCGACAATCAGATCATTGCCGGTGAGCTGGTATACAACCAGAAAACTTACTGGAATCTGACACTCAACAATTCCGACGGTACGCCGCGCAATCTCACGGGCGCTACCATCACCAGCCAAATCATTCGTCGTCAGCTCTCAAATGTCCGTGACTCGCGATATGGGCTCACGTTTGACATCGCTGACTACACGCCGCCTCCAACGCCTGTAAGCCTCACGATTACAAATCAGAATCTTGCTGGCGGATCGTTTACTTTGGTGATTGACGAGTCTGCATGGTCAGTGCTTTCTACCGACGTTCAGCTAGACATCAACGCAGCTAACCCAGTTGGGTTTTCAGGAAACATCACGATTGCCATCCCTGCAAGCGGATCAACGCCGGCACAAGACTTAATTGTGTTTTTATTGTTCCTCATCAGGTCTAACGGGGTGACAAATTGAGCGATATTGATCTTGTAGTTGGTGGCGCAAGCCAGATCACGCTCGTTGTCGATCAGGGCGTTATCGGTCCGACGGGTCCTGCGGGTGCAGGCACAGACATCCCTGTATCAAATGCAGGCACACAGATTACGTCTGGCCTTTCCTCGCTCAACATTACAGGACCTGGAGCTACAGCGACTGCGGTCGGTGGTGATGTTACGGTCACCATTATTGGTGGCGGAGCTACGGGCCCTACAGGTCCGACTGGGAGCGCCGGTCCCACTGGGCCAACAGGGCAGCAAGGTCCGACCGGGGATGCTTCCACAATACCGGGACCAACAGGACCAACAGGTGCGGCTGGTTCTAGTGGGCCTACAGGACCTACAGGCGCAGCGTCTACTGTAGCCGGGCCAACTGGCCCGACCGGAGACGCGGGAGCTAGCGGACCCACTGGCCCGACTGGAGCGGCATCTACTGTTGCTGGACCTACGGGACCGACAGGAGCATCAGGATCTAGCGGTCCGACGGGACCTACCGGAGCGGATTCCACAGTCCCAGGGCCGACCGGCAGCTCAGGACCCACCGGAGCATCTGGTCCTACAGGGCCTACGGGTCCAGCGGGAACGGGCACTAATATTTCTGTAGCCGATGAAGGCGCAATCATTACGACCGGCGTTGTCAGCTTTGACTTTGTTGGTCTTGGTGTTGCTGCGACCGCCGTTGGTAACGCGGTCACGGTAAACATCCCTGGCGGAAGTTTTGGACCCACAGGACCTACGGGTGCGGCAGGGCCGACCGGACCTACCGGCGCTAATGGTTTAGACGGGCCTACAGGCCCTACCGGAAGTGCAGGGGCGGCTGGACCTACAGGCCCCACGGGTGCTCAAGGTATAGCAGGGCCCACCGGCCCGACAGGTACCCAAGGGGATGTCGGTCCTACTGGCGCTCAAGGCGTAGCCGGACCAACTGGTCCCACGGGTGCAAACGGAGCTGATGGTCCTACCGGCCCGACTGGTGCTCAAGGAATCGCTGGGCCTACAGGTCCTACTGGGGCAAATGGTATAGACGGTCCTACCGGGCCAACCGGGGCCTCTGGTGCTGCTGGTCCTACTGGGCCGACTGGCGCCGAGGGGATTGCCGGACCTACAGGTCCCACTGGGTCGCAGGGTATTGCTGGCCCGACAGGGCCCACTGGAGCTAACGGCGCGGCAGGTCCGACTGGACCAACTGGGGCTTCTGGAACCGCTGGCCCTACGGGTCCCACGGGAGCTCAGGGAGATATTGGACCCACAGGATCTTCTGGACCTACCGGACCGACTGGGACTACGGGAACAAGCGGTCCCACAGGACCTACGGGCAGTGCTTCAACAGTAGCTGGTCCAACTGGCCCAACAGGGCCGGCAGGAACTGGCACTAACATCTCGGTATCGGATGAAGGGACGCTACTAACGTCTGGCGTTACTTCTTTCAACTTCGTAGGTTCTGGCGTTACCGCCACGGCTGCGACGAATGCGGTAACCGTGACAATTCCTGGCGGTGGTGCGGGGGCAGCTACGATTCTTGAGAGTTTAAGAACGATCTCAAGCAATTACACCATTACAGACGGATATAACGGTTTAAGTGTTGGGCCTGTAACTATAAACACGAGCGTTGGCGTTACGGTTGGAACCGGCGAACGCTGGGTTGTAATGAATTTCTAAAGGAAGAATCATGTCCTCATTTGTTGCTCAGGGTAACGCTAGTGGATCTGGCGCTCATACACTTCAGTCATCTGCGACCAATAGCTCCATTACGCAAACGCTGCCGACCGTTGCAAGCACGACGATTGGTTATCTGAACACGCCGCTAGACGCAAAAACTGCCAATTACCCCATTGTTGATGGCGATCAAGGTAAGACGATCTTATTGTCATCCGGCTCTGGTGTGACGTTCACGATCCCTGCCAATGCTTCCGTGGGTTTTGAAAACGGCACTGTGCTGACGTTCATCAACATGAGTTCCAGCAGCTTATCCATTGCGATCACATCCGACACGATGTATCTCGCTGGCACTGGCTCAACAGGCACTCGTACGCTTGCCCAGTACGGTATCGCAACGGCCATTAAGATGACTTCAACGACTTGGTTGATCTCTGGTAACGGCTTGACCTAAGGGGTTGTTATGACAGGCATACTTAACGCCCTTATTGCGGGTGTCTCTGGCGCAGTCAAAGACGCTTACTTCAACCTTGTGTCGTTACTCCTCCCAGGCAACGGCACTAACGGCGCTCAGAACAATACGTTCTTAGACTCTGGAACCGCTAACAGTGGTTCAGGATTCACCATCACCCGCAACGGCAACACAACGCAGGGAACCTTTAGCCCGTTCTCACAGACGGGGTGGTCAAACCGCTTTGATGGATCAGCTAATTACCGATTGACCATACCGGATAGCACCGACCTTGATTTGACAGGTGATTTTTGCTTAGAGATGTGGGTGTACGTTACTGCAAATTCATCGTCAGGCCAGTTGGTCTGTATCGGAAATGAAAACGCTGGTCAGAACGGCTTTATTTTTTACCTTCCGGGTGGAACTACAACTGTAAGTCTATATACAAACGGTGGTGCGCCTTTAACAACTTCGTCGGGCGCAATAGCTCTTAATACATGGCATCACCTTGCTTTGGTAAGAAGCGGAGCCGGAGCTGGTAACACCGTCATCTACGTTGACGGGGTAAGTAAAGGAAGCGCACAGATCACAACGAGTTTTACGGGAATTGCCGCTAATGGTCTGTGTATCGGCCAGACATACAACGGGTCTTTCGTTGGTGTTTCAAATACATATATATCCAACGTGCGTCTTGTAAAAGGCTCTCCTGTTTATACGGGCGCATTCACCCCACCAACATCACCACTTACTGCGATCACCAATACGGTTCTTTTAACGTGCCAAAGCAATCGTTTTGTTGATACGAATACGCAGACAACTGCTAAGACGATTACGGTAACAGGCTCACCCTCAGTCACCCCATTCTCCCCCTTCGCACCAACGTCCTCCTACAGTGCTGCCGCAGTGGGTGGTAGCGGGTATTTCGATGGGACGGGGGATTATTTGACGGTTCCTGCGTCAACGGCTTTTTCTTTCGGGACATCATCATTTGCTATTGAAACATGGGTGTATTTAGATACGGTTAGCAATAATGGGTCTATTGCTTTGAATGGTAGTTATGGATTAGGTGCTAACTCAGATTGGATTCTTAGGGTAGGTTCATCAGGATCGGCAACTGGCAAATGGGAATTTACTACGTTTTTTGGAGGAACAGCATACCAAGCTATTTCTAACTCCGCAGTTGTTGCTAAAACATGGACACATATCGCTGCTGTTAGAAACGGAAACACATTTACTTTATATATTGATGGTGTAGCGCAAACAACAACAGCAACCAATACAAATAGCGTTGGTTTTTCTAATCAAACTACATTAATTGTAGGTGACAACACATCTGGCGTTTTACTAAAAGGATGGTTTTCTAATTTTAGGATTGTCAAGGGTACTGCCGTATACACAGGCAATTTCACGCCTCCAACAGGTCAACTTGCTACGTCAGGTGCAGCATCAGCAGCGGCGTACCCAAGCACTACTAACGTAGATACGAGCTTTGCATCCTCTGCTTGCTCCCTCCTCCTCAACTTCACCAACGCTGGCGTTGTCGATGCCACTGCCAAGAATGTGCTGGAGACTGTTGGGAATGCTCAGATCAGCACAACACAGAGCAAGTGGGGTGGTGGGAGTATTAGTTTTGATGGGACATCCAATACAGGGCTTAAGGCTCCGGCAGGGAATTTATTTACCTTTGGTAGCGGTGCATTCACTGTTGAGTTTTGGGTTAGGTTTAATAGTGTGGCCGCTGATCAAGCTGTGCTTAACGTAACAGGAACAACAAACGTCTTGACCTTTTATGTACTTTCAACAGGATCGCTGAATTATTACCTGAGTTCAAATGGATCAACCTATGACATTGCGTCCGGTGTGTCGGTGGGAAGCATATCGACTGGTCAGTGGTACAGGGTTGCTTTAGTGCGAAGCGGGAATACGTTTACCCCTTACTTAAACACAACAGCAGGGACAACTTCAACGTCATCATCAGCACTAGCTACGCCAAGTTCTGGAACATTTTTACATTTAGGAATGTCAACCGCAGGTACATCTAACTTTAACGGTTATATAGATGATGTGCGTGTTACCAGAGGTGTTGCTAGAGATATGACCGTGCTTCCATCAGCACCCTTCCCAGTCCAGTGAGGTAAAACATGCTCTACAGTAAAAACGGAAGTATTCCCAAGCCTGAGACTGACGGCACAGAGGGATGGGTACAAGTGCCTGATGCGCCGGACTGCCCTGAAGGTATGGAAGTTATCTGGTGGTCTCATGAATGGGTTGTACGGCCACCAAAGCCAGCAGACAGGGCAGGTTACCAGTGGAACTGGAACCACTCTGACAAGACATGGGTGGAAGGTAAGTATGCGACAAGCAGCGTGGATGAAGTGATTGAAATCATTGCTGCTGACTCCATCGGTGCCGATTCTGTATAAACGGACATAAGACATGACACTAAAAATCTGCGTATATGCAATATCAAAAAACGAAGAGCAGTTTGTAAAAAGGTTCTGTGACTCAGCTAAAGACGCAGACCTGATCCTGATCGCTGACACAGGATCAACTGACAACACGGCCAGCCTAGCAAGAGAATGCGGGGCTACTGTCTACGATATATCTGTCAAGCCTTGGCGATTCGATATGGCGCGAGACACTGCGCTGTGCCTTATTCCTGGTGACTACGATGTCTGTGTGTCTCTAGACTTAGACGAGGTTCTTGAGCCAGGATGGCGCGAAGAAATTGAGCGCGTATGGCAACCTGACACGACTAGGCTCCGGTACAAATTCGACTGGGGCCAGAACATTCTGTTCTATTACGAGAAGATCCATCACCGAGTTGGTTACCACTGGCACCATCCGGTCCACGAATACCCAAGACCGGACCCGCGTACAACAGAGATTTACGCGCAAACCGACAAACTGTTAGTTTCCCATCACCCAGATCCGACTAAAAGCCGCGGTCAGTATTTAGATCTTCTTAGGATGGCGGTAAAAGAAGATCCGCGGTGCCCTCGAAACGCCTTTTACTTTGCTCGCGAGCTTACGTTCTATCACCTTTGGGATGAGGCTATAACCGCACTCAACACCTATCTTGACATGCCAGAGGCGACATGGCCGAATGAGCGGTGCTATGCCATGCGCTTACTAGGCAAGGCCTATGACCATAAACAGAACCCCTGGGAAGCTCTGAAGTGGTACAGGATGGCGATAGCCGAGGCTCCTGGAACGCGTGAGCCGTGGGTAGACGCGGCGATGTCCTTTTACATGAAGTCTATGTGGAAAGAATGCTTCCACGCGGCTACAATGGCTCTAGAGATCAAAGATAAGCAACTGGTTTATACATGCGACCCTGAAGTCTGGGGTGCAAAACCGCATGATCTCGCAGCGGTAGCAGCTCATCATCTGGGCTTAAAAGACGAAGCGATAAGACACGGTGTGGCGGCGGTAGATCTATCGCCAGATGACGAACGACTCGCTAGGAACCTCAAATATTATGGACTCGCAAACTCCGCTTAATATCGCCTTTGGCGTTCTCTCTGCTGCATTTGGTTGGTTCTTCCGTGTGGTTTGGGAAGCTCAGCAAGAGCTACAGCGCGACCTTAGAGATTTAGAAAAAGGTTTGCCTCATGCCTATGTTCTAAAGCCAGA